AGCGAGGACAATGAATATGATAGATGGTATTAAAATTATTCTAGAGAGAATATATAGAACTATACCACGTCCTGTTCTCGAAGCTGCTTTCAGACCTTGGGAAACTGGCACCACTCTTGACGAATGCATCAAAAACAAGGTATTGTTATCCAGCGTTCGGGATGAGATTAGTGTCAGAGGTGGTAAGATCTATAGAATCATGTTGAATCTTGATTGGTGTGAATATACCAGTTCTCCTTCTCCTTATGCATTAGGCATAAGTGGAAGTTATAGTACTTACCGTATACCTCCTGAAGCAAGAGAGAACAGAGATATAAGCTGTATATTAAGTGTAAGATTCCCTTATAGTATCAATACCAGTTCAAGCGGTAACTTCTATAACACCTGCAGTACCAAAGGTAACACTGTAAGCGGATTAGCCTGCGCTGCATTGCAATCTCAGACTAATGCTAACTTACTCAGTACACCTACTGGTATTATACGTCCTGGTAATGTTATTCAACTTGATCCTCCCCAGTATAACTGGGTTCCATGGCAGGTTACTGTAAGATTAGTTTATGACGATAATTTCAGCGGTATAGATGTAAGTACTGCATTACCTCTTATCGATGTATGTGTATATGCGGTACAACAGTATATTTATAATGAACTCGTATTCGCTGTTGAAAGCAACTTAGTAGTTCACGGTATGGAAATCGGTGTATTCAGAGACATTATAAATGACTATAAAGGTTCTGAAGATAAATATGCTGAAGCATTACTTGCCTTAGGTGGTGCTGAAACATACGAACCTCAGAGGCTCAAGAATATTTTAACCCGTATGGTTCCAAGACGATAATAAAGATCACTCTCTTCCTTAATGGGAGAGAGTGATTACTTTATTTCATTGCTTTAATTGCTACAAGTATAATGTAAACAATGAGAGCTATTTTTAATGCCGATACTGTAGTCTCACGAGTTGAATATTGAATCTGTTGAATAAGCACATTAACCGTTGCTTTGATATTCAGAATACTTTGATCTGATATTCTTGAAGATGAATACACATTCTTAGCTGCTTTAATAACCAAGATAGGTTTATTGGTATCTATTCCGTTTCTGCCGCAATATCTATAAGTCTGACGTATTACATTATCTATGAATATATAAGGGCCTAATAAAAGAATAGTATCATCTTGCTCTTTGGTTTCAGACTTTTTATTTTCTTTGATTTTCTTAGTAGCATATTCAGAAAATCCTATCAGCATATTTCTAATTTGCGTATTATTTACTGCAGTAAATAAGGAAGCAGTTATTCTGATGGCTGCATCATCTAAAAATCTTGATACTGATAGACAATCTGCGTATACTCGTTGAATACAGGTATCCAACTGAGTTTCCTGTTCTACATATCTGGATTCACCTGTTTCTTTATCTGTACCTATCGTGCTATAAGAACCAAAAGTATCATTAGTCTCCTTAACTCTCATATACTCTTCTACGAAGATATTGATCTGATTTCTGATTCTAGTCTGAAAATCAGTCATAAAGTAAAGTACATCTTTATCTTCTACAAAAGTATCAATAGTTTTTCTATGTATAGAGTCAGGAGCAAGCATATCCGCTACTCTTGCTTCCATAACCAACTTCCATGTTCCATATCTCTTGATATCAAACTTAGCAGTTAACTGTTCAAAAGTGGCCTGCATCGTTGCTTCATTTGGTTTATAAGGAAAACGATGATTAACTAATGAAGTAAAATATTTATACTGCAGAATTTTCAATACAAAAGTTTCGCCTTTTAATTTAAGATCGTTAGACAATTTAGATACTGCAAAACAGTGTACCACATAAGTACAAAATAAATTAAAAGGATCAGATACTACTTTAAAACTCTTATCAATAGTAGGAATGCCATTGATAATCTTTTTCATATCCGAGGTAGTAAATCCCCTGGACATCATATCTTTTGCTTCTAACTGAGCTGACTTCTTTAATAACGGAATCAGATTTCTTACCGAAAATCCAAAGACCATATCTCTGGAATTACTTACTATGTTAGAAGCAAAATCTTTACCATCTACATCAAACAAATCAAAAAAATCATCTTTATTCCTCTCAGTAAACAAGCACTGATATAATCCAAGATAAGGAGAAGCAAATGCATTTAAATTAGTACCTGTTGATTCATAAGTCACTACAAATCTATTTAATCTCTGTACCAAATCCGGAGTTATGTCTACATGTACTTTCTCTGTCAATATATCTCTTATTTTAGTTGTCATTTATTTCTCCTCACCTCAAAAATCTTCTTGCAAAATTCTTTATAGAAGATTCAGCTGAAATATTACTATTAATTTGATTATTTTCATATTTAACCTGAGTCATAGCTAATGGAGCGACTTCAATCACCGAATCATCTACTAATGTGTTAAGATAATTCAATTCTCTTTCATATGCTTGCTTTAATACGTAAGAAATATTATCATTCATTTTAGATTGAAGTTCAGCTATTCTTCTTCTTATGCTTATCTGATTAGCTCTTTCTTTAGAAGATATATTAGCTGCGACTGAATCAATAGCATTTAGCACCTGAGAATCAGCTACGCCATACGATCTTAAATTCTTCCCATAGAAGATAAAATAATTAGCTAATAGATGTGAAATAACCTGGTCATCGTGCTTGCCGGATTCATGATCGATTCTTCCTGCTCTTAAAGTAAGATTACAATATTCTGATATAAGCGTTCTATCGTATATTCTATCCGCATTTAACTCCAACATCTTCATCATAACGTTCTTATACAAAATAGTTCTTGATGAAGCCGTAGTTAAAAATCCAAATACCGCTCTTACTCTGCCTATCAGATTTTTATAAGAATAAATATCTATACTGGCATATTTAGGATCACCTAAATTTTGAATAACTTCGTTATAAATTCTAAAGAATGGATTGATATTGTTATCAGCCAATACTTCAAGCAAATAATCAATGATCACTACACCAGTAGATTTTCTTTCAGGTACTAAAATCAATCCAGGAAATCTAATCATTAACTTAAAAATAAATCGGGCTACTTCCATGGTATTGGATTCGTTACATCTGCAAGTGGCTAAGGTAGCCATATTCGCAAAAGAAGTAAATGTCATGGTAGTAAAGTCTCTACCAATGTTTTCAGACGTATCCAATCCTAATGCTATCGGGCTATTTCTGAAGTTTGACGATTTCACTACTTCTTCTTTAACATACCACTTAATCATGAACCCATCTGAAATATCAGTATACAGAGGTTCTTTCAATGAATTTCTTATCTTTCTTCTCATCTCTTCAGTTAAGATGGCATTATCGGAAGACGATTTCCAGATATTGAGAAGATCACGATCAATATCATCCTGAGACAAATTAGCACGGGCTGCTGCCTGTTGAAGCCACGTATCATCCTTACCTAACTGCTTATATGAAAATTCCAAATACAGCATTGGAGAAGCAGATGATGAATTCTTGGCAATAACTTTAAGAAGTTCATCCCGATTCTTGACATCATACATAGCTTCATAAAAAGGAGCTGCTTTCATAAAAATATCAAGAGCAAATGCACCCTGTCTTATATCCGGATTACCTGCAGTAGTAGTATACACAATAGGAGAAGGTAACCCATGCTTTCTGGCATTATTAGAAGCAGCAAGCATTGAGTTAACAGCTGTTGGAACAACTATCCAGTTATAATTCATAAATGCAATTTCATCAAAATGAATTACAGCCATCGTTGCGCCCAAATATGTTACGATATAACCGTACCCGTTATATCTCTTTATATTGCTATAAAGTTCAGACTATATCACGAACTCTTAAGATATCGGTAAGAGTTCCTTACCATTTCGAACTCACTTGAGTCCTACGCTACTCATTTACGCCAGAACCACTTTCTGGTTTATTTTCGCTAGTCGTTAGGCTTATATCTCTTCCAACTTTCAACCAAATATTACCTTTTACAGGTTTCTTATTTTTCTGTGAAAGTGTTTGATAAATGGTACCTACAGGGACATTAGAAGCTTTTGCAGCTTCTACGCACGATTTATAAACACCAGTTATTTCGCCATCTTTATTCATTTTTACCACCGCTGTTAACGGAGATGGAGGCGGAGGACAAATACCAGTTCTATTGGCATGTTTCATATTTTCGGAATGAGTACACCATTCTAAATTAGTTATGCTATTGTTATATTTGTTTCCATCAAGATGATTTATTTCAGCATCATCAATTGGTGGTTTTCCCAAAAAAGCATTAGCTACTAATTTATGAACCGCATAATGTTTTCGATGTACTCTTCCAATATGAAGTTTAGCATATCTAGAACCTTTACTGGGTTTGAATTTTCGTATTGTACCGGTTGTATCGTTTCTAACACGACCTTCAGATGAAACTGAATATCCCGGTATATTCTCAATAGGTTTCCATTCTTCTGTCATATGTAGCTCCCAAACTTAATTTGAATAATACATATGATGTTCGAAGAGATTTTAGCACGGTAAGTTATCTCAAAGAGACTTCCTCCGTTTAGGTAAGATTTTTAATATTAGATCACTCTAATAGGTCGCAGTTGCGCAGTTTACGACCTAGCTTAAAGGCGCCATTCTCATCGTTGGCTGAAGTGAACGTTTTGTATTCGTTATTTAATCCAGCATAAAACAATCCTTCCTTTCTATCCGAATCTGTTGACGATTTAACTATCATCCATTTAGGCAATCCATCTTTCAGCTCTTTGAGACGAGATACGTTATCTTGTACCAGAGTAGCATCTTTAGTAAACATTCCTATATCTAAGTTAGTGCCCATGACATACATCATGTAGCACACTACTACTTGAGTACCATAAGTTTTACCTGTCTGACGTGGCATTATCCAACCCACATCGACATCATTCATGAATGACCAAATGAATGCTAAGTTACCTCTATTGAGCACATATGGAATACCGTGTTCATCACCTGCCACTGGTATTCTTACTACTTCTCTTACAAAGTACCATATATTTCTTTTACATTCTGTAACTATTCTGGCTTGCTGCTCTAAAGTTAAATCTTCTGAATGTGGGTTTACACCTTTCAACTTAGGATCTAATAAAGAAAGAAAAAAATAATTATTATGTATTCCCATTCGTTTAAGAACAATAGACATTCGTAGAAACGAAAGATTGGGGGTATCGTAATCTATGAGTGCATTGTTCTTAGCAACGTCTTCATCATATAAAATACTCATGTTACA